TCAGGCGTTTGATCATGGGTTTCCCTCAGGCAAAAAGATCGGCGGCCTCGTCGGCCAAGACAAGGCGCCGGGTTTCGATGCCGGTCGGTTCGACCGCCATAACCCGGCAGCGGCGGAATTCGCGCCCGAATAGGCCGGCGCCGACCAGCAGGCCGGCCACCACGACGCCGGTATCGGCGAACGGCGTGGTGAAAGTCACGCGGTTGGACTCGGTTGCCTCGGTGATTTGCTTCTGCAGCACCGAGCCGTCATTGAGGCGGATCGCCACGCCGAACGGCTGGTCGGTCACCAGAATATCGGCCAGCGTGGCCATGTCGCCGACGCCCGCCAGGCCCTGGGCCGCAATTGGCAGCACCGCGTCGAGCGTCAGGCCCACGATATTTCCGCCGCTGGTGTGAACCGTCTTGATCAGCGCGTAGCACTGCGGCGCCTCGAGCACGTCGTCGGTGAGGCCGACCAGATCGCCGCGCTGGATGGTGTAGCCTTCAAGCCCGATTTCGCGGGTAAACCGCTCGCTGCGCAATGTGGCCTGTTTCAGGTCGAACGCCGCCCGCGCCGCAACCTTTCCGGCGTCGGTGAACCCGTCGTAAGTCACGGTTTCAATCAGGCTGGCGGTCCCGGCCGAGTAGCCGTCGCGATAGACCATGGTGTGCGCCACCTTGTAGTCGTCGGCCTCGTCGAAGAATTCCGCCCGGATGGCATGCGGCACGTCCGGGTAAGCAATTTCTGTCCCGAGATCGCGGCTGTTCAGCGGTGTCAGCAGCTGGGTAATTGGATCTCCGGTCGTGTCGTTGTCCTCGACCACGCTCCAAAGATTGGCCATGCGCGGCGAACCGTAACCCGCCGCGGCGATCACCTGCAGCACGTCGGCCAGCGACCGCCCGTCCATGATGGCATTGCACTGGTGCCCGGCCGCGGCGCAGCGCGTGTACCAGGCGCCAAGCGCCACCTCGTCGACGATCTCGCCCGGCACCGGGTTGAGATTGGCCCCGCCGAGCAGTTGCTGGCGGTACAGCGCCGCCGGGTTCTGGGTTGGCGTCTGCGCTTCGCTCCAGATCGTGCCGTCGAAACTCGGCGCATAGCGGGTGAACTCGGCATAGATCGAGTCGATCTGGGTGTTGGGCGCCGACACGGCGATGAGCGCGATGCCGGAAGGATCGAAGGGCGGATCGTAGTTCACCGACGAGAACGCCTCGATCTGGGTGTCGGAGCGGAAATTCTTCTGGCCGACCCGCACCACGTATTCGCCGCTGTTCATCCGGTACTCGAAGAAATCCGATTGCGCCGCCGAGCCGCCCCATGAATAATCGACCGGATCGAAATTGGTTTCGGCGAAAGCCAGTCCGCGCTTCAGCCGGAATTCCCATTGGCCGGGCTCCCATTGCGCCGGGTCGAGATAGAAAGTCGCGCCGTTGGCGTCGAGCGATCCGTAGACGCAGCGCGCATAACCGACGCTGGCGTGGATCGCGGCATCGCCGTCCCACGAGGTGAGATTCAGCGCCGAGCCGATCGCATCGAAGGTGAACAGCTGCAGGTGGGTGATCTGCAGGTCCTCGTTGTTGGCGCCATTGTTGGCGACGACGTTCAGCCGGTAATAGCGATAGGAGCCCGGAGTTCCGATCTGTCCGATCACCGCCTGCGTGATGAAATCACTCGTGTCGACGTCTTGGGCATCCAGCCTGGTCCAGTTGACATCATCATTCGACCCTTCCCAGTACCACACCGTGGGCGCCGTGTTGGGCGTCGCACCGGGCGTCGAACGGTCTGAATAGAACCGGTAGCTGCGGATCGTCTTGGCCGCGCCGAAATCGATCTTGATCCACCCCGGCAGCGAGTTGGCCGCCGGCCTCCAGAACGTGCTCGTATTGTTGTCGGAGGCCTTCCATGCGGCATAGGTGGCCGAGAATTCCGACGACGCCGACATGGTGACGCCCGACGTGGTGGCCGCGGTCATCGCCGGGATTTCGCCGACCGTGTTGATGTTCACGTTGTTCTGGAAATAGGCGTCAGACTGATATTCGTAGGTCTGGGTGCGGCCGGTGATGTTGGTGAGCTCGGCGACCGGATATTCGCCCATCGCATCCGAATAATGGATGCCCGACGGTTGCGTCTGCCATTTGATCTTGACTTGCGTCCTGACCAGCCCCGAGCCGTGGCGGCCGTCACGGCAATGGATGGTCGGGAATTTGCGCCAGCTGACGTCGCCCACTTTCCGCGCCTCGAGGCGGATCGGCACCATGCCGACGTTGCCGCCGGTGGTATCGACGATGCCGCCGGGAAACAGCAGCTGGAACCACACTTCGTCGACCGCCCCGTCGGTCTTGAAATAATGCCAGTTTGGAACCGAATTGCCGGGCGTCGCCTGGTCGAGCAGCTTGTCGTTCTTGTTGCTGACCAGCACGGTTCGGAAGGCCGACAGGGCCACGCCGTCGCGCTGCTGGATCACTGTCTGATTGGCAATGGTCCGCGCCGCCTCGCCCGCCGCTCCTTCGCGGGTCTCGATCTGCAGCCGCTCGATCAGCGCCGAATCGGTGCCGTTGATCTTGACGTTCTCGATCAGGCAGCGGCCCTCGACGCCGACCACCGCATGCACCGTGAGTTCATCGCCCTCCAGCGTCGTGTAGGGCGGCGCCAAGAGCGGCGGCGAGCCGCCGATCTTGCCGAGGATCACCGGCAGGGTGCCGAGCAGCGGCACGGTGTTGCCCGAGATGCCGGCGAGCGACTGCTCCTTGCCCTGCTCCGGGCCCTTGGCCTTCGGTGGTGCCGTCAGGGCGGCCACCAGCAGCTGCCCGGCCAGACCGATGCCGGCGGCCGCCGCCGAAGCGCCAAGCCCGCCCGCAGCAAAACTGGAGCCCAGCAGCCCGCCCAGCAGCCCGCCCGAAACGCTGGCCGCCAGGGCAATCGTCGCCACCGTGGCCAGCAGCGCCAGAGTGTTCTTGCCCTGCGGCACCACGCATAGCTCGAGCACCGAATCGCGGTCCGGCTTCACCCGCACCCGCTGCCACATCTCGCGCGGGATCGGGTGGCCATCAAGCCGCACCACGCCCACCTGCCAGAACCACGCCGGTGCCTCGCAGGCCTCGAGGATGTCGGCGATCGACATGCGCCGCTCGATCGGCAGCACCGCAGCCGGCGCCTCGACTGGCGAGAGTTTCAGGACCGCAGCCGTCATGCCAATTCCCTCAGGCGCAGCAGCCGCGCCACGCCCAGCCGCCGCAGTTCATCGATCCGGGACGAGCCGCCGCGATGCACATGCAGCACCTGCCCCTTGCCGACGACGATTCCCATGTGCGCCGGCAGCCATGCCCAGCCGATGCCCTGATGCACTTCGGTATTCATGATGGCGATGTCGAGCGGCCGCTCTTCGCCCGGCTGCACCACGAGACAGCCCTGTGTTTCACGTGCAACGGCATCCGGCCCGTCGGGCAGGCTGTCGAAGGCCGGGAAATTAAGCCCGGTCATGTCGTGCAGCACCCGCCGCACCAGCAGCCAGCAGGGGTGCGGTTCCTCGGCCGGAAGTCCTACATATTCGTCAGCCCAATGCGCCATGGATTACCGCACCAGGAACAGTGCCGGGAAGCGGCCCGGCACGACGCGGATCGATCCGCAGGGTTCGCTCGAATAATCGCGGCTCACAAGATCGCCGGACACAGTGAGCGGCGACACCTGGATATTGCGCAGTTGCAGCCGCGCCGCCCGATAGATCGGCTCATCGGGATGCGCCGCCGAGATTACCTCGATGGCCACTTCCGGCGCCGAGCCCAGGCCCCGCGCCATCTGGCCGATGGCCCGGTCGACGTTCGGGATCGTCAGCGTCGCCCGCGGCGGCTGGTCGGTATCGGTCACGACGTCGACCTCGAACCATGCCGCGGCAAATATCTGCCCCCGGCTTGACACCGCCGCATTGTTGCGCGCCAGGCGGTAAGGTGCGCCCCACAGCGGGTGCGTCATGGTGAGCAGCGCCAGCGCCGGGTCGCCGCTTTCGCGCGCCAGCAGCCAAGCCGAGGCCCAGGACGGCAGGGTCACGGCAGTTTCACCAGCGCCACGGTGGCGAACCACTTGCCCGAGGGTCCGGCCTGCGAATAGCCGGGCGGTGCCGCCCATTGGAAGGTCGCCTGCAGGCCACCGAGCCAATCCGACATGGTGAACGACACGGCGCCATCCTGGCAGGTGTCATGGAAGAATGTGTCGAGGAGCACCCGCTGCGCCGCCGTGAGATAGAGTTGTGCCTGGTAGTCGATCACCCGCGCGGTGCTGCGGCGCCGGACGATGCGCGGGCCGACGTCGGGATCGAAGGCCGCCACGTTGTCGCGTGGGCTTACCACCAGCGAGGCGTTTGCGGGCTTGGGGAGCGAAAGCGGCCAGTCAGCCATCAGCGCCTCGTCTTCACAGGTGCGCCGCCGGTGCGCAGCGCCAGCGCCTTGTCGGCCTGGCCGCTGCCGATGGTGCGGTTAACCTCGTCGCGGATCAGCAGGCGGATCGAGCCGTCCGGGCCGGTCTGGCGTTCGATGGCCGGCGCGTTGGTCCGCATATCGATCACCTGCACGTTGGCGTTGGCGGCCCGGCCGAGGCGCGGAATGATGCTGCCGCTCTGCCCCGGCTGGAACCATTCCGGCCCGTTCTCGCCAACCACATAACCCTTGCCAGCAGTGACTGGCCCGCCCGAGGCCCGCGCCCCGCCGAACAGATTGCCGATGAACGAGCCGAGCAGGCCGGTCGATCCGCTGCTGCCGGTGCCGAACAATTGATCAAGGGCGGAATTCAGGGCCAGGTCGGTGAGCCGCGTCAGCAAGCCGTCGAGGGCATTGGTCAAGGCATCGACCGCCGACTCGCCGCTGCGCAGGTCGTCGACAAAGCCGGTAATGCTGTCGCGGATTGCCCCGTTGATTTCGTTGATCCGCTCCTGCTGGGCTTCCAGCTGCTCGATGCTGGCCGCCGCGTCGGCATAGGACGTCGCCAGCTTTTCGATCAGCGCCGATAGTTCCGGCGTGATCTTCACCCCGGCCTCATGCGCCGCGTTGAGCAATTCGTGGGCGGCCTTGGCCTTCTCGGCCTCGAAAGTCGTCTTGCCGAGCGCCTCGGCTTCCAGCCGCAGCGCCGCGGTGCGCTCGGTGATCGCCGCGATCTCGCGTTGCAACTCGTCTTCGCTGCGAGTCTTCACCCGGCTGCTGCCGCTGCGGCTGGGCTTCTTCGGAATGATGGTTGGCGCCGCCGGCGTCACGGTGATTTCGAGCGGCTTGGTGAAGGTCTGCGGATTGATGTTCGACGGCAGATCGCCCTTGCCGGGCGCCGTCACCGCCAGCCCGCGCAGCTGCTGGATATAGGCGATGCCGTTCGAGATGGTGCCGATCAGGGCGTCGACCGCCTGGCCGATCAGTTCCAGTTCGTGGATCGTCGCCGCGGTCGTTTCGAGAATGCCCTGCTTGAGCCCG